TTACCATTCATCAATCGGGCAAGTGGCATCAACCACCCTGCGCTTGGCGGGAAGGTAACACCCGCATATCTCGCAGGTGTTCACCTTAGTCTTTCTTATGCAGCCGTCACACTTAACCTTGCGCTGCTGTGCAAGTGCTTCTGTTTTTTTGTCGGCAGTCAGCCATAGCCACCAACCTTCAAGGATGTGGGAAATTTTAGTCATGTCTTTGTCGCCAAGTCACTAAAATGTTCTTACCGTCACGAACAACTTCTTGTGTTGTACTGCTTCCATATAAAATATGTTTAAGCATTGGGAATTGATTAGTATCCCTAATCAATCGCTCCATTTCTTGGTGATGCTTTTTTCTTTTTTCAAGCTTTTCCTTTGAGGGTCTGCCTCTGCCCCATTTTTCCCAGTATTCAGTCATAGCTACGGCAGCGGTGTAAGTTCTACATATTCAGGTTCTACGCCCGTGCTTACCACGCTAAAGGTGATGCACTCATACTCTACCGAATCAACTGTGATAGGTACACGCTCACCGTTTGTTGCGCCCGTTGTTACCCATAGTTCATAGGTAGTGTTTGACGCAAGCTTCGGCTCGGTAAACTCAAGCACTCCATCTTCATCAGAAGTAGTTGAAAACGTTTGAATCTTGCCCGTGCTTACGCTTTGCAGCATGATTAAGTATTCCGTTTCAGGCTCAACCGTGCCAAAGAGTAAAGAGGTGGCGCATAAGTCAATGTATGCCCCCGAATCAAAGCAATCAGTACAGATGCTCATAAATATCTTTTAAGTATTGCGTTTACAAAGTAACGAAAACAATCAAGCAGATCGGCACGCTGGGTGATAATTTTTCTGTTCTGCTTTATGATACTCCCCTCTGAATCGCACTCCACCTGCGAGGCATCAAGGATAAAGCCCTTGCAGGAATTACTGACTTTAATATCAAGCTTCATAAGCGCAGCATTGCAATCAACACGGCTGTTCTTATGCGTTGGGTTGGCAGGTATTATAATCTGCTTATCGTTTAGCTTCAGCAGCTTCTTAATGGTAAGGTAGTGCGAACTGTTATCCCTTTGCTGCAAGGTGCGCCCGTTGCCCATCGCATCTCCCGTAATACGGATCATTCCCGTTGGTACACCGTATGCGCTTATGCGGTCACATAAAGCCTCTATACTGCCAGGCGATATAGCAAACTCATCAACTACCCACGCCTGCCTGCCGTGATGCTGAATGACAAGGCAGCAAAGCGGTGTAACGTTAAAGTCAACCGAGAAGTAAGTAAGTAGGCTTGGGTTGTGCTTGATGTTATGCTGCACGTGCTTTGCCTCATCCCACGCCCACAAGAAAGGGTTCTCGCTACCTTCAACCGCATCCCAATCGCCTTCCACGAATCGGGCGTATTCAATCGGGCTAAGCATCTTTAGGTTTTCCTTGTACTGCTCAGGTATGTGCGGGTTGTCCGTTATCTTGCTTACGATAAACTTCCACCGTTCATTTAATGTGCCTTCAACAAACGGTATGTAAAACTCCTCTTTTGTCCAGTTTTGCGCCGGGTTAAGTGTGGCAAGAATAACTGTTGGTGGGTTGCCCGAACTGTTTAGCCACGTGCCGGACCGTTCAATAGCTTTGTGAAACGTTGCCTTTTGGCATTCGTTTATCTCCTCGAAGCCGAAGCCGTTAACCTCAAGCCCTTTGAACCTGTTCAAGTCTTTGTCCTCGTTGTAGCTTTCAGACATGAACATAAGCTGGCTTCCGTTAATAAAGGTTATCACTTGCGTGTCATGGTTCCAGTCGCTAACTGCCTGCATAAAGTACCTATCAAGCAATTCCTGAATAGAAGGAAAGGTGTTACGCTTCAGGTCGGGCAATGAACGCCTAATAACTACGTACCTACTCTTAGCGTGTGTAAGGCATAGGTAAAGCATAGTGGAAAGTAACCACCATGTCTTACCGCCTCGAATTGACCCGCCAAATATTACTACTGAATAGTCACCCGATGTGGCAACCTTAAAAGCCTCCGTTTGCTTGGTAGTTAGCTTCACGCATCCCCCTTCTCGGTCAATGTGATAATGATGGGCTTGTCGCTGTTAATAGTTGTTTCGCCATTGTTAGCCCACAAGGAACGCTGCCTGTTAGCAAGCCAGTGCTTAGCCGCTGCGGTGTCAGGGGGTAATTCTTTTTTAAGCTGAACAACATCGCCGTCACGTGTCAAAGCGTCCTCTGTAATGGTTAAACCAAGCGCACGTTTGTACATTGCCTTTGCCACTTTAGCGTCTGCATCTTCCTTTCCTTGCGTTAATGACTTAAGAAATTCTGGCAGTTTTTTGTACTCGTTAAATGTTACCTCGGAAACTCCAAGAACTCTTGCCATCTGCACATCGGTAAGTCCAAGCAATGCCATCTCAAACACTTGCTCGCACATCTCAGGTTTATAGCTTGTTGGTCTGCCTACTTTTGCCATGATTTAATCATTTAGGGTTTTGTCGTGCGTAGTTATACGCTATTGCTGTTGCTTGGTTAGGTGCGTACCCTTCCGAAATCAGCTTACGGATATTCTCCTGAATTGTTGCCTTATCCTTTCCTGCTTTTAGCGGCATAGTTTCTTACCTTGTTGCAATGTTACTGCTTTCTTCTGTCACGCACATATCGGATAGGATGTTGGAATTGAACACAAGGTAAAGCATGCGCCCGTTGTAAACCGTTTCCACGCCCCAAAGGTTCTCAATCTCTTTGAAGTTCATTAAGATGCCAAGCCCGTATGACTGCTTTAACTCATCCTTGTGAGCCATAAAGCGGCGTGATGCTGCTTCAATCTGTTCTTCGGTCATACTTAGTAGCACATCCTCGTTGGTTCCTGCATAGGAAGCCCAAAGGAAGATAGTATCATTCTCATTGAAGAAAAAGCCTGAACGTGCGCGAGTGATTCTCATAAGGCAAAGGTATAAAATTTATTAATCAATCTTTGATTTTACCCATTCGGTAAATTTACTCATTCGGTACTCGTAATAAAGCGGAAAGCTTTCGTGTCCTTCAGGGTGCTGCTGCCATAGTCGGTATAGTGCGCCACGTAGCCGCTGGCTCGGGGTCTTGCTGCCAAGTTCTTCTGAGTTAAGTTCAATCACTTCCAGCGCCTTGCTTTCTTCTTCGGTGAACTCTGACTGCTTAAACGCTGCTATGCACGTGCCGCCCTTGTGTAAGGTATAAAGGGATGCCATCATGTCGGGTGATATTTCCTGCGTTTCTATGACAATCTTAATCGTCTTGTCAACCTTCGTGCTTATATTAGCAACGTAAGCAGGGATTACAATGGGCTTATTCATATCTCCCCTGTTGCGATTGATTTAAGAACTGACTGCATTATTTCTTTCGATCCTGTGCTTAAAGCTATCTGGCAAATGTCGCGCAGCTTATCAATGTGCTGATTTGTTGCTGTAAGCATTGTTTTCCACTTATCACACTCATCAGCAAGCCCATCGTTATCTTGTAGCCTTAATTCGCAAATGCGCTCCAACTCCTTAATCCTTTCGTCCGCTGCCTTACAATCGTCCTTTTGAGTTTCTGTGATAGGTTCTTCTTTCTCCTGCGGCACTTCGACAAACTTCGAGGCGGGGAGGATGGTGTAATCTGATGGTTGTTTTGAAAAGTATGCTAATCTTTTATCTTTCAATGTACAAACCCATAAAGGCGTTGGTTCGGAGGGAGTGTATTCTGTGGGATTTTTCTCGTTAACCCATACTAATCCCTCCTTTTCCGCTTGTTCAAGTACTTCTTTCAATTCTGCATTGTTGGCGCATTTAATCACCTGACCGTGTTTCAGGCTTTTAATCGTTCTTAAAACGGGCTTGTCGAATACAGGTGCATCTTGCAATTCGATTTTAATGAAGTTTGTTGTAGGCAACCACGTATTACCGATAAGGTATTCGTTGCATACTTTTTCTAAATTACTTCTTTCATCAAGCACGTTATAAATAGATGATTTCGTCCACCCTCTAGGCGGTTTAACGCTTGGTCTGAATCTTACTTGGAATAGTGTGTTTGGTTTCATGGGGTTTTAATTAGGTTTACATTGTTTTGTTTGAGAAGCACAAGCCAGTCATAACATCGCCGGACGTAACACTCGTAGATTCGTGTGCCTTTCTCAGTATGGGTAAGTTGGCTTGCATAGCTTTTATGTGTTTGAATGATGGAGGCAAATGTATAACATTTAGATTTAATTATCAAATCTTTTTCAGGTAAACAATTTTGCATCCTGTCAAAAATCTTAGATTCGATTTCGGTCATTGATAATCGTATGTAGTGCTATCTCTTTCGCCCGTTTAATTATTCTTTCCTTTGCGCTGCCTTCAATGATTGAGGTAATCGACTTTTGCGCCTCCCGCATCTTGTAAACATTTGGGGCGCTCATTTTTGCCTCGCGTTCCTCTTTTTCCAGTTCAACTTTGGCAAGATCAATGTAGTGCTTTATTTCCTCTTGGGTAATAGTAATAAGGCCTGTGTCCTGAAGGGTGTCAAGCTTATAAAAACGGCAATCTTCGCGTGGCGCTGACTTGGTAGTGTTAAACCAGTCAATGACCGACTGAACATATTCGAGGCGCTTAGCCTCTTGGTTCTCCTTTTCCGCTTCCCATTTAAGGCGCTCCTTTTCCCGGTTAATTTCTGAAACGATCGGCTTGCGATATTCGATGTACTTGCTAAGGCAGTCACCTATCACCTGAAGCCCTACCTTGCCACCGTATGATGTAAGGTTAACATTTATCACATTTACGCTTGCAAGGCGAAACGCTTCTCTTATCTCGTTAACGCCTAAACACCCGAACTTCTCAATAATAAGCTGCCGTGCTTCTTTCTTAAACGCTTCGGTAAGGTTATCAATGTGCGCCCCGCAATAATGTTCCCAAATGTCTGCAATCACTTCATCGAGCTTCTTTAATAAGGTGAACTTATCGGAGGTGAATAGCTGCCTAACTTGGTTGCTGTGTCCGTACTCAATAGCGCCCCGTGTTGTGACGGCTTGAGGTTGTTGGTAGTCGTTAGTATGAATAGGGGTCGTTTCCATTGTTGATTAATTTACGTTGTAATGCCATTTTAGCGTCATGTTCTGCCCGTGAAATGTCCCCTCTTGTCATCAGGGCAAAGGCAGCGTCTTTTTGAATTGCTGACTTTATGCTTTTAGTGTATTTGTGTGGTTCACGGCTTACCCAATTTGCTGCCGCTTGGATCCAGTTAAGGTACATGTAGCCCTTAGCTTCGCTGTTTACCATCATGTCATGGATTAGTTCAATATCAAGTGCCGGGTGCCGGGCGAAACATTGAGTAGTTTTAAAAGCTTCTGAAAAGGTAGCAAAGTCGAAGTATGGTGAATTTTTAAAAAGATGCTTTCCTTTTTTGGGGCTTTGCAATTTATCATTTTTAGGCATATGAGGCTGCAATAGGTTCCAAGTCATTAAATCAATGCCATGTAATTCAGGAATAACTCTATTAAAGCAATACTCAAAAACACAAGTGTATATTTTTGCTCTTAACTGAATATCACTAATGGATTCTATTGAATCAATAAGCGACTTGTTTATGCTAATTTCCTTCATTTCTTTGTCTTTTCATGTTATGGCATATTCCAAAAAAATAGCGCATACAATCCCCGCTAGAATTTGTTACATGCGCAGCCTTATCCATTGCAAAACTAACATCTTCAAATCCAAGTTCTTTTATAAACCTTTTAATGGCGAACCTATCTTTTACTTTGTAATATTCATAAAAATTAAAATAAGAGTCCATTACCATATCGAACTGCTCTTCTAAAATGTTTTCAATCTGCAGGGTGTATTTATGGTATTCTTTTAATTGATTAGCACGTTCTTTAATTAGCTTGTTTTTTACTTCATTTGAAATCGGTGAAACATCAAGAGTTCTGTCGCTTTTACCTCTATTGCAATCAAAGCAAGAACAAAGCAAGTTATCAATAGAATCTTTGCCGCCTTTTGACTTGGGAAAGATATGGTCAACTTCAAGTATAACTGAAGGTGGCTTACTTCCGCAATATTGACAGGTAAACATATCCCTTTTAAAAACTTCAAATCTTAATTTCTTAGAAAGTGACATAAAATAAAAAATGCCTTGAGCGGCTGCGGTGAGAGCGGGCGGTTTTATTCACCCTCGCAGCCATTCAAGGCTTTAATGTTTTACAATCTGCTCAGGCTCTCACCTCTGAACAATGCGAAGATACTAAATATTTCCTTTTAAATAGCCTTCTGTTAACTCAATTAATTCATCAAGCCCAACTGCAAATTCAGCATAATAGCCGTATTTGCGTAACCTGTCAAGCATGTATGCCTGTTCTTGAATGTGGGCATTATCTTTTAACATGCCACGCTTTGCGCCTCGCTTTAAGTACGGGTCGGCTCCTTCCTTTTTAATCTCAAAGAACGCCCCGTAATACTTGCCGCAAGGCTTAGCTATAAACAAATCAGGGTAGCCCGAATGCGGGTTGATTGACTTTTGCTCAAGGCTTTGCTTCCAGCTTAGGTAAGTCCCTGCGCCATAGTCAAACCGATAAAGAACACGAGGGTGGGCAATACCCATGTATCGGGCAAAGGCTTTGTAAATTTGTGCTTCAGTCATATCAAATTACGTTCTTTAAGTAGTTCCCGAAAGGTCGTGAAAAGTATCACATACTCAATGTTCGCTTTTGGGAATCGCATGAAGTCCCTGTGCTTCTTGTGGGCATGTATTACCGTTGTATGGTTAAAGGGTAAGCTTCTACCTAAATGTTCTGCCACTACCTTACCGATGGTTTTAAGCGAGGCTTTTCCCTGCCACCTCCAGTACACAATAAAGAACACACCCTGCCGAAGCCATACATTTTCCATCTTTCTGCTTCCTTCATTTGGATGGTATGGGTAAACTTCCTTTGCCACGTTAACAACCGACCTTATCCAGTCCTCATAATTAGTCGGTGCAAGTTCATTAACTATGTGGGCATGTATTAGCATGTCGCTTAACGAGCCACCCCTTGTGGGCGTGTATTGAGAAACCTCTGAACTTCTTTCCATTCTGATCTTATGTATTGTTCGATTAATAGTTCTGCTTGATGTATTAATGTGTCATCAAAGCTGTAAAAGAATATGTTTCCCGGCTTCACCAGTCCCCGCCTTGCTGAATGTGGAACACCGATAAACACGAATCCGCGAGGGTCAATGCCAACTACCTTAGAAAACCACACCGCCTGAATGTGATTGTAATGGTGTACCATATCACGGGCGAAGTCAGCCATGTTTGTGCAGGAGGTTGTCTTAATATCGCACCCAATACCGTAGCTTTTCGGGTAAAGGTCAAGCATCGCCTTTGCAGGTATTACTTGCCCTCCGATGGCAAGGTTATTAATAGCAGGGTATTCTTTCAAAGAATCATTCCAAAGCTGCTGCCAGGGTGTATTTGCCACGATGCTTTTGTAAACGCACTTCGCCTCGCTGTCCATGTAGTCGGGTGATACCTCAAGCAAGCGCCTGTGAAAGTCAGCACCTGCATCAAGCGCCTTTGAGGCATAGCTTATGTCGCCCGTGTAGTGCCGCTTAATGCGCGAAGCGGAAAGCGCAGGGTAAAATACATATTCCTCCCGTGTCATCGCAAGGTCTGTATTTGCTGCTCGTACACCTCAACACCTTTAATACTTTCCGTTTCAGTGAGCCGCATAGCTTCAGGAAGCCCTTTGAGTAACATTTCAGAATCAAACTTACCCGCTTTTATCAAGCACACTACAACACCGTTCCAGTCAACGTCAGTGTCAAAGGTAAGGCGTGCTTTTCGGATTGTGCGCACCCCTTTCGGGCGGTCAATAATTACATCAGGGTTAAGTGCCTGCTGCATCGCTTGTGCCACGTTGCCCGATTCAAGTGCCTTTGCAACTTCTTCGTTTCGCTTTTGCCGTGCTGCTTCTTCTGCCGCAGCTATTTCAGCAAGATACTTGCTCATGTTCTGCCGGGCGTGTTCAACGGCTTCAATCATGGGCTTGGTGTAGTCGCGCTCCTGCGCAATAAGTTCTTTCTTTGCCTCGTCAAGCGGGCGTGTTGCTTCCTTACGGGCTTCTTCGATTACCGTTATGGCTTTTTTGAGTTCCGTTGCGCAGAATTGCGCCTCGTCATAGCTTAGCTGGTCATCAATCGGGCGCATAGCACCTAAGATGTACTTTGTGGCCTTTTCCACCGTTGGTGTACTGGCAGCCTTTTGTATTAAGTTTGGTTTCATAAGAGTAATTTAAGGGCGGTTGTTAGCCGCCCGGTGAGTAATTAAAAGGGAGGGTTTTCGTTGTCTAATTCATCAAGAAACGAATCAGTCTTTGCCGGTGATTTTGCAGCAGGGTTGTAGCTGCTTGGTGGCTGCGCTCCTGAAGGTAGGCTTGTGCGCTGTGGTTGCGCAGGTGGCATTGATTCCATGCCTTGCGCCATGTAGTTTTTAAATTCCTCCGATGTTTTAATCTCATCTTGAATAAAACTTGGAAGTTTACTAAAGGCTTCTTGGTCGTGTGAAACAGGTGTATAGCAAAGTAAAGGATTGATAGCATCCGGGCAATTCATACCTTTTGCCATAGGGGTTACGCTTACAATATTTGCGTATGTTTTTGTCCCTTTTTGACTATGAACTACATTGACTTGGCATGTCATACCAATAAGTGAAAAGATGTTAAAATACTTTGCTTCTTCTTCAGTAAATTTTTTGCCAAGCCAACTTTGTATCATTTTCCTAAGATTTGATTTTTCAGTCATATAAAGAGTATGCTTTAGTCTAACATAGTAAGGCTGCTGACCTTTGCTCTCATCAAAAACAGAAGTTTCATAAGGAGTTTCAAACAAAAATTGAACTTCCCTTTTTAATCCGGGAAAGTTACCAGTAGTTATGTTTCTTGTTCCCAAATCAATTATTTGAAAACATCTTGCAATGTGATTGCCTTCGGGACATGGAGAATAATTACTTTCAGGTTCCGGCGCTGTTAATAGTGGTGTGTTCATGGTTAAAATGTATAAATGATTAAAATGTTTCAAGAATTGTAGCCCTGAAGGCGTTGTTTGTGAAGTCTATCACGGCAGAAAACACATCTGCATATTCGCGGCTTGAACAAGATTCAAAAACCCTATGTTCTTCAGGAAGGCGGTCGTGTATTTCTTTGTGATATGCACGCATCAAATCGCCCGAACCTTGCCCGGACTTAACAAGATAGCCTTTTTGGTTTTCAATATTAACAAGGATGTAAAGAATGCCCGTTTCAGGATTGAAAGAGTAATACTCTGAATTGTCGTACTTTTTAAATCGTACCGTTAAAGTGTTGCTCATCGTTAAATGTTTAAATGGTTAATACGGGCGCTAATGCCCGTTTCGGCTCATCAAGCCTCATCAGTTAACCTTTTAACTGCAATGCTAAATTTCATCATCTAAAAACTCGTTAGCCATTCTCAGTGCAACTTGCTCAGAATTTATCTCTGTTTTTTGTTTATAGTTATTATTTATAACCCATCCATCAAACATTCCTTTTGTCATAACCTGTATGAAGTATTCATATCCGCTTTGTATCGGGCTTTTTTGACGGAAAATCTGAACTTTTCGATTGCTTCTTTCGATTTCTTTATGTAACATTTTTTTGTTTTTATTTGTGAGTATTACTGTTTAGTGTTTGTTTGTCGGAAACAAAGATATGTTTTTTAAACCTTACAAAGCAATACTCATGTTAATTATTTTTGCAAATAACAATTCTTTGCGCTGAATATCAGCAAATTAAACTTAACATTTAGATTCTTTCGGGCTTGTACTTGCCGTAAACAAAGCCAATAATAAAGGTCAGGATTGAGATTATCAAAGCGTAGTACCACACTACCATCCCCTTATTGCTTTCTTTGATAACTTTTACCTCCCGTGCGCTGGTGTGCTTCTCGTTCCAAGAAATAGCAACCGCTGTGCTATCAATAATGCACTCTGAAACGATTGTGTTAAGGTCCGGGCGTGTGATGTTCATTGATACATTTCCATCGCGTTTAGGGCGCTTATACGAAATAACAGGAACGCCCCTTTCGTCACATTCAATCTTGATTGTATCGCGCAAGGTTGTGCTGGGAAGCTTAATAATTGAATCACGCCTCACAATAGAATCACGCACTGAATATTCAATGCGCTCCGGGCAAGTTTCGCAAATCTTAGCACGCTTGCGCTCACTAACACAGGCGCTAAACAAAAGGACTGAAAAAAGGATATACTTCACACTTTCTTAATTATTTCAAAAATCTCTTTCAGGCGCTCATCAGAGCAAGGCTTCTGCCCCTTCTCCATCATACTAATGTACATGCCTGAAGTGTAGCCGCAAAGAACACCAAGCTGGTCTTGAGTAAGTCCTTTGTCAATCCTGTACATCTTTAGTTTCTTACCGTTTTCTTTGCCGGTTAATACTATCTTTTCCATAAGTCTTTATTGTTTTTTGGCAAAGATATGTTTATTTATTAAACCTGTCAATACGGTTGACTAATGTTTTTAGGTATTGATTAAGCTGCCCGATGCTTATAACAATCAACCGAATCACGTAAGGGTCATCAAACTGATTCATAAGGACCAGTCCTTCCACGTTGGCAACCTCTTTACGGATAAGGTGGTTTAAGCTGAACTGCGTTTCGGAAAACAACCTTCTGTATTGCCTTAATTTACCTACGCCGTCATTGTGGCTTACCATGTACTCCATCCCGGCAACAACAAAACACTCATTGATCCGCTGCACTTCGTAATAACCCCACACCCATTGCTTTTCGTGGTTTAGTGTACGAATCTCAATAATGTAGCAGCAATTTTCTTCACAGCGTTTTAGCCTTTCGGAAACCACCGTAACAAGTCGGCAGTCCTGCGGGTGTATTATTTGGTCAATTGAATACGGGTCAACGTGATTGAAGGCATTTACAAATGCCTGGTTCTTGTCAAGAATCACCCCTGCTTGGTCAAGCTGCACGTAGTAAATGTGATGCGACAAGGCAAGGTCAAAAATCACACAATGCAGCTTTTAAGGTCACTAAAAAAACACTTCCACTTGTTGAAAGTTCCAAGCACATACCAAACGGTAAACACCCACAGGGCTACTGAAGAAAAATCTTCAAGCATAGCATCCATCGGGTAAGCCTGAATTTCAACTGTCTTTAATGTAGTGGTGTGCATAATTACCGAATCTTCGTTACAAACATACGGATTTAACGGTGGAAGCGGCTCAATGTTATCGTTAATTTTTAGTTCACTTTTTACCTCCAATAAGATAGGTGCTTTGCTTTTTAGGAAGTAAAGGTCAACAAAGGTGTCAGGAAGAACACGCCTTGAAATAGTCACCAGTGTGTCTTTAGTTTGGGCTATCATCTTTCTCCTCCTTTCTAAATGCGCTGAACGGGTCAATTCTTCTGTTTACAAATCTACCTACCCAAAGGATTACTAAAACTGCTCCTGCAACCTCATAACTCACCTTATTGAACATTACAAGCCACGCAAGCACAAGGGCGAATAAACTACCTATTGTGTCTTTCCAATGCTTTGAAACAACTACCAATACCTTTTTCCAGTCAATTCTCATATCACTTGCTTGGGCTAACATAGTACATAAATGTTTCAGATTGAACCTGCCTACCAAGAATGTCAAAATTACTCGTTTTCGGGTTTAGCGGATATGGTATTTCACAGTAAAAAACATCGGAAACGTTTACCCCTCCGTTTAGGTCATGCTCACGAATTGCGAAGTAATTAAGCCCAGGATTGTGGAAACACATCGTCAGGTTATAATCGCTTTCTGTTGATGTGGTTTCGTGCTTTGGCGCGATTGTTTGAATCACTCGCCAATTGTAACCATCGGTTGACTGGATTATTTCGTATTTATCTGTGCCGCTATTTGAACATGTCAAAAATCTTACATGCAGGTTATCGCTGTAGTATGCGTATTGCCCGCACCAGTCCACAGCAAGCCCACCCGCTAAGATTGTGTACGGGCAAAAGTTATCAATGAAGTTCGCCTGAATAGTGTAGCATACGGTCACGGTGTCCGTTCCTGCGGGAATAAGTGTTCCTGATTCGATAAACGTGCAGGTGTTATCGTACTGCTTAACCTCGGTAACAAATGCGGGTGTACCGTTTGGGCTTGAGTAGCTAAACGCGGCTACTTGCCCCTGCGTTGTGCGCGGAATCTTCACGCAAACTGTTGTGTCGTATAGCGGCTGCGAAATGCACTGGTCGTTGAAATACAGTGAAAAAAACGAAGGTATCGCTATGTAAGCCGATGTGAAGCGTTCAGTTTCGCACTGAGCAACAGCCGACAGGGACAGGAATAAAAAAAGGAGCGTTTTCATTTTTAAATGATTCTTGCTCCTTTGTACGTGAATTATTCGGGTGGGTTGTTAAATAATCCTCAACTGCCTTACATGGTTTTATAGTTCACGCGGTTAGGGGTGGAGGTTATCTTTCGCATATCCCGCGAATTTAGCACCAATAGCGATAAAAGTTGCGGGGGGGGGGGGCGTAATTCTACCCACAATAGTAGCAGAACTTATAGCCTTTGTTTACTCTCCGTGTTAGACAGCATTGACACCATTCTTTGTTGCCAACCCTTCCATATTTTTCTTCATCAGAAAGTTTCTTATTAAAATTCTGTTTTCGCTTTGTAATCTTGTTATAGCGTGGGCTATACTTTTTGATTAAAGCAAATTCAGTATCCAGCATTTCGTTTTCATCCTTGCAAATCTTGATTATCTCAAAGCGAAAATCTTTTCCATTTGCCTTGTGCCACCTAAATCTATCGGCAGGAATTTGAATTGTCGTTCCTATGTATAGCAATTTTTTACCATCTTTTTCTTTCGGTAATCCCTTGTAAACATAGAAACCTTTAGTTGTTATGTCTGATATTTCGCAGACCTTATCCAAGTCAGAAGGAAGAACTTCGCCTAACAGCGGTTTGGCTTCATTGCCTAATTCATCTTTCTTCATACCTCATTGTATTTATAATCAAGTGGGTGGTTAGTGGCAATGCTGCCCTTTCGTAAAAAAGAAGTTTTCACCACATTCTTTGCAAGTCCAGTATTCGCCATTCGCATATTGTTCATTGTATTTCAAATTCTTATCCTCTCCGCAATTATGGCAATATGGTTCAACTTCATCTTCCAAATCCGCTCTGCCACTAACATCGGCTTGTGGCAATGCTTGGTTTAGTTCTTCAATTAACTCTTGGAAATTGTTTTCTCCTGTTAATTGAAAATTTCTGCCACATTCAA